ATATAGGTATTCAAATAGATAATAATTTAGGCACTTTTGCTACTGATGTTTATATATGTTTTGCTCAATCTGAACAAGGCTCAATAGCAACAGAATATTTCCCTACAACAACACGTTTAAACATTCCTCGTATTGATTACACAAACGGTAGTTGTCCGAGTTTATTGGTAGAGCCACAGAGAACTAATTTGTTGACTTATTCGGAGCAGTTTGATATTGGAGTTTGGCAAAAATATAGAGGTGATTTAGGTATTAATACACAAATTTCACCAAGTGGAGTTCAAAATGCAGATACTTTTACATCGTCTGTTGGTGAAACAATTTTACCAGCCATTGTAAATAGTAGTTATAATTGGATTGGCAATACAAATTATTCTTTAAGTATTTTTGTAAAAAAGATAGGAAATGCAAATACCGTTACAATTACTTATTTAGATACTTTAGCTGGTTATTTAGGAGGAAATGTAGTTTTTAATTTAGCAACTCAAACTTTTGTAATAAATCAATCATTAAATAATTCAGTTACTGCAAGTATGGAAGATTACGGTGATGGTTGGTATCGTTTAGTGGTTAAATTTTTAACTGTTATAACTCCAAGTTTTAATTATATTGAATTAACAATTCCAACTGTAAGCACAACAAACACATTTGCAATTTACGGCGCACAACTAGAACAAGGCTCTTACCCAACTTCATACATTCCAACAGTAGCATCAACAGTAACTCGTAACGCTGATGTTATATCTAAAACAGGAATAAGTAGTTTAATAGGGCAAACAGAGGGAACTTTGTTTTTAGATTTAAAAGATGCTTATAATGGTTATATAGGTTTATCTGATAATTCGGATGCAAATAGTGTTTTATTAGCATTTTCAAAACAATATTCTGCTTTAAATTTTTATATATATGCTAATAGTGCGGATATCATAGGTACTGGATTTGTAGATTTACCTAGTTCCCCAATGAAATTAGCCTTTAAATATAAAAGTGGAGAAATAAAACTTTTTGTAAATGGTGTTTTAGCTTATTCTAACACTTCTGCTTTTACATTTTCTAGTAATTTATCTTTTTTTGGTAATGAACTTTATTGGGGTGGTGCTACATTTGAAGGATTAATAAATTCAGAGCAACTTTACAAAACTGCTTTAACAGATACTGAATGTATTAACTTAACTACACTATAATATGAACATATACAAATTAAATTACACAGACAAAGAAACTGCTTTAAAAGACCTTTTAAGCAAAGAAGTTTATATTGAAGTAGAAAACCTTAACAAAGAAAAATCTTTATCATACGGTAAAGGTATTCACGCGGTTGTTGAAATTGGTAAAATTGTTTTAGAGAATGGAACATACGATGCTGATTTTAATGAAGTAACTGCACCTGTTTACGCTGATGGATATGCTTTTGATATTATGTCAGATACTGAAATTGATTTTGGAAGTAACGAGATATTCCCTAAAAATTCTAAACACGGTTTTGCTGGATGTGAGCCAATTAAAGAAGTAGATAAAGTAACTATAGAATAAAACAAGTAATTAAGTAAATATAATATTATAACAAACAATTAAATTAAATTAAATGACAAAAGTGAATAAAATTAAAGAAGACCAATTAAGTACTATAGTTAGACAACAAAAGGAATTAAACTTATTGCTGACAAATGTTGGGCTATTAGAAACACAAAAGCATAGTCTTTTGCACCAAGTAGCAGATGTTAATAAAGCTGCTGAAGAATTTAAAGTCGAATTACAAAATGAATATGGTGCCATTAATATTAATTTAGAGGATGGGTCTTATACTTTCATTGAAGATTCAGAACCAACAACAGATTCTAAATAATGGATAATATTATTAGAAAGATAAGCATAGGCGCTGATTATAAAAATGAGGCGATGCATTATTCTGTGGGACAGTCCGTTTATGGGGGTCACGAAATAACGTGTATAATATATGGTGATAAAGATTCTTCATATAACATATACATAAAAAAAGGGGATGAGGTAATGCCTTGGAAGAAATTTAATTCTAATATGGCTATCTCTGTAGAATATGATTTAGAATACTAATGACAAGTGTATTTAATTTTATCGTTAAGCCAGTAGGCGAAAGATACGATAATGAAATTAAGGTAGAAGGTGGAAACCTAGTGCTAAATACAAAAATAGAAAGTTTTAAATCTGTGAATAACTTAGCGGAGGTTGTTGCAATCCCGCTAGCTTATTCAACAAATATAAAAGTAGGAGATTTTGTAGTAATACACCATAATGTTTTTAGAAGGTTTTATGATATGAAAGGTAAACAAAAAAATAGTAGGGCATTCTTTATGGATAATCTATATTTTTGCGATATAGACCAAATTTATTTATATAAAACGGATAAGGAGTGGATGTCATTTGGTGACAGATGCTTTATTAAACCATTAAAGAACATAGACCATTTAAAGCTAGATAAAGAGCAAAGACTTATTGGTATACTAAAGTACGGCAATAACTCCTTAAAAGCGCTTAAAATCAACGAGGGAGACCTTGTGGGTTATACTCCAAATGGAGAGTTTGAGTTTGTTGTTGAAGGACAAAGACTTTATTGTATGAAATCTAATGATATTGTAATCAAATATGAATATAAAGGAAACGAAGCAGAGTATAATCCTGGCTGGGCACAAAGCGGTACTTGAGTTAATTAAAGTGGCTGAAGAAGCTATTCTAAATAACGGAGACGATGATTTGTCAGCCGATAAATTAAAGAACGCTGCAGCTACTAAAAAACTAGCAATCTTCGATGCTTTTGAGATTCTAACCAGGATCGAAGAAGAAGAAAAATTATTAGTTGAAGGGGATAAAGAAGCAGATACAAAAGTGTTTAAAGGTTTTGCAGAGGGGAGATCTAAGTAATGTACGAGCAAACACTATATAAAGTAACCTCGGGCTATGTAAAGGCCAGTGTTATAAAACAAAATAATCGCCTAAATAAATGGAAATATGGATACAATAAGGATCATGATATGGTTGTTATTAGTAAGACTGGAAAGATTGGCGAAATACTTGAAATCCAGAATTTAAAAATAGCCTTACCATTAGCAGAAAGCGTATACTCTAGATCTAAAAATAAAGAGGAACAGTACTGGAAGCAAATGGAATTCCCAAAAGAGTTAAGTAAAATTAAAAGTACTTTTGATTGGAACAAACAAACGGATTCTTTTAAGGATCGCTGGTATGACTACATAGATAATGAATTCAAATATAGAGAAGAAGGTTTATTCTTTTATAATAATGGTAAACCAACTTATATAACAGGTACACATTATATGTACTTACAATGGAGCAAGATAGATATTGGAGCCCCTGATTATAGGGAGTCAAATAGATTGTTCTTTATATTTTGGGAAGCTTGTAAAGCAGACAATAGAGCATACGGAATGTGTTATTTAAAAAATAGACGTTCTGGATTTTCATTTATGTCATCTGCTGAATTAGTTAACTTAGCAACTATATCAAGTGATTCAAGGTTTGGTATCCTATCTAAAAAAGGAGCAGATGCTAAAACAATGTTTACTGATAAGGTTGTGCCGATCTCAATTAATTATCCTTTCTTTTTTAAACCTATCCAAGATGGTATGGATAGACCTAAAACAGAACTTGCATATAGGATTCCAGCATCTAAACTAACAAGACGAAAGTTAGATTCTAATGAAAGGTTAGAAGAACTTGAAGGACTTGATACAACGATCGACTGGAAAAACACTGGAGATAACTCCTATGATGGTGAAAAGTTAAAGCTTTTAGTACATGATGAAAGTGGTAAATGGGAAAGACCTGATAATATATTAAATAACTGGCGTGTTACAAAAACAACACTAAGATTAGGTAGTAAGATTATTGGTAAGTGTATGATGGGTTCAACCTCAAATGCTTTAGACAAAGGAGGGGAAAACTTTAAAAAACTTTATTACAACTCAGATGTTACGAAAAGAAACCGCAACGGACAGACTAGCTCAGGATTATATAGTTTGTTTATACCTATGGAGTGGTCCTACGAGGGATTCATTGATACTTATGGCGTACCTGTATTCGATACTCCAGAAAAACCAATCAAAGGAGTTGATGGAAACGAAATAGATTATGGAGTTATTGAGCATTGGCAAAATGAAGTAGATGGTTTAAAGTCTGATCAAGATGGCTTAAATGAATACTACAGACAATTTCCAAGAACAGAACAGCACGCATTTAGAGATGAAGCAAAGCAATCTTTGTTTAATCTTACTAAAATATACGAGCAAATAGATTATAATGAAGATATACGGAACACAAGTATTTTAACTCGTGGTAGTTTTCAATGGGCTAATGGAATACAAGATACGAAAGTAATTTTTTATCCTAATAAAGATGGTAGATTCCTAGTTTCATGGGTTCCGCCTAGTCAACTTCAAAATAATATTATAATAAAAAACGGCGTTAAATACCCTGGTAATGAACACTGCGGCGCTTTTGGATGTGATCCTTATGATATATCTGGAACGGTAGATGGCAAAGGTTCTAATGGTTCTTTAAGTGGATTAACTAAGTTCTCAATGGAAGACGTACCGCCAAATAGTTTCTTTCTAGAATATATTGCAAGGCCACAAACAGCGGAGATATTCTTTGAGGAAGTTTTAATGGCTTGCATATTTTACGGAATGCCAATACTAGCAGAGAATAATAAGCCTAGATTGTTGTTTCATTTTAAAAGGAGAGGATATAGAGGCTACTCTATGAATAGGCCTGATAAAATATGGAATAAATTATCTATAACTGAAAAAGACATTGGTGGAATACCAAACTCAAGTGAGGATATTAAACAAGCCCATGCTGCTGCAATAGAGTCTTATATAGAACATCACGTTGGTATAACAGAACAAGGGTTTGGAGATATGTATTTTAATAATACTTTAAATGACTGGGCTAGATTTAATATCAATGATAGAACAAAGCACGATGCTTCTATTAGCTCTGGGTTGGCTATTATGGCTTGCAATAAACATAGATATGTCCCAACAGTTCCTTTAGTTAGACAAGTTCATGATTTAGGGTTTAAAAAATACGATAATACAGGTTCTTCATCAAAAATATACAATTAATGAATATATACACAAATACCAATAGCGCTTTCCCCAGTCAAGTTGTAAGCGATGCAGATAAAGCATCCGAAGAATATGGCTTACAGGTTTCTAGAGCTATAGAACAAGAATGGTTTGATCAAGGGAGAACTACTCAGAATAGATATGTATCTAATTGGAATAACTTTCATCAATTAAGATTATACGCAAGAGGCGAACAATCTGTACAAAAATATAAAGATGAACTAGCAACCAACGGAGATTTATCTTATCTTAATATAGATTGGAAACCAGTCCCTGTTATATCTAAATTTGTAGATATTGTTGTTAATGGCATGTCCCAAAAAACTTATGATATAAAAGCTTATGCTCAAGATCAAGAGTCTTTAAAGAGTAGAACGGATTATGCACAGTCTATATTAAGAGACATGTATTCACAAGATTTACTGACTAAAGCCACTGGTGTTACTGGACAGGATTTTTCAGCTTCTCCATTGGCAGCAGATGCTTTGCCTGAAAATCAAGAAGAATTAGATTTGCACATGCAATTATCTTACAAACAATCTATTGAGATAGCGGAAGAAGAAGCAATCAATAATGTATTAGCCGCTAACAAGTGGGATTTAACTAGAAGGCGCTTAAACTATGATTTAACAGTTTTAGGAATTGCTTGTGTAAAAACAAACTTTAATGTATCTGAAGGAATAAAAACAGAATATGTTGATCCTGCTTACTTGGTATATTCGTACACAGAAGACCCAAACTTTGATGATATATATTATGTTGGAGAAGTTAAAGCGGTTACTATTCCGGAATTAAAAAAAGAATTTCCACATATAACTGACGAGGAGTTATATAAAATACAACAAATGCCAGGCAATAGACAATATATTACTGGCTGGGGTAACTATGATGAAAATACTGTTCAGGTATTATATTTTGAATATAAGACTTATATGAATCAAGTATTTAAAATAAAATATGGTGATAATGGATTAGAAAAAGCTATTGAAAAAACAGATGATTTTAATCCTCCGCCAAATGATAATTTTGAAAGAATATCTAGAACTATAGAAGTACTTTATACAGGGGCTAAAATCCTTGGGACTACAACTATGCTGGAATGGAAGATGTCAGAGAATATGTCTAGACCTTATGCTGACACTACCAAAGTAGAAATGAATTACGTTATATCTGCTCCTAGAATGTATAAAGGTAGAATTGATTCTACAGTTAATAAAATTACTGGGTTTGCGGACATGATCCAATTAACACATTTAAAACTGCAACAAGTAATGTCTAAGATAATTCCTGATGGGGTATTTTTAGATATTGATGGATTATCAGAAATTGATTTAGGTAATGGTACAAATTATAATCCGGCAGAAGCATTAAACATGTACTTTCAAACCGGTAGTATAATTGGTAGATCGTTAACACAAGATGGCGGGCAGAATTTAGCTAGAGTACCTATTCAAGAATTAACTAGCTCTTCTGGGCAAGCAAAAATAGCTGCTCTTATACAGACTTATCAATATTATTTACAAATGATAAGAGATGTTACTGGGCTTAATGAAGCTCGCGATGGAAGTGCTCCAGAAAGAGATACTTTAGTTGGGCTGCAAAAGATGGCCGCTAACGCGTCAAATACTGCTACAAAACATATATTACAGTCTAGTTTGTTTTTGACTCTTAGAACGTGCGAAAACATATCCCTTAGGATTGCAGACTGCTTAGATTACCCTTTAACGGCTAAAGTATTAGAACAAAGCATAACAACTTATAATACGGCTACTTTAAGAGAAATTAAAAACTTAAACCTTCATGACTTTGGTATCTACTTAGAGTTAGAACCGGATGAAGAAGAAAAAGCAATGTTAGAACAAAACATTCAAGTCGCTTTACAAAGTGGAGGTATAGATCTTGACGATGCCATCGATGTTAGGCAGATTAGAAACTTAAAATTAGCAAATCAAATGCTAAAATTAAGGAAGAATAAAAAACAAAAAGCTGCTCAAGAAGCACAAATGCAAAATATCCAAGCGCAAGCACAGGCAAACCAGCAAACCGCTCAACAAGCTGCTTTATACGAAGTTCAAAAGCAACAAGCTTTAACACAGGAAACAATAAATATAGAAAGAGCAAAATCTCAATTTGAAATGGAAAGATTGCAAGTAGAAATGCAACTTAAACAACAAATTATGGAACAGCAGTTTCAATATGACCTTCAATTAGCTCAAGCTGGTATACAGACAAAACAACAATTACAAACAGAAGCAGAAGATCGAAAAGACAAAAGAACAAAAATACAAGCCACTCAACAATCAGAATTAATAGACCAAAGAAAAAACAACGCAATGCCGAAAGATTTTGAAGCACCTGAAGATATGTTTGGATCCTTTGGTATGTAACAATACTTATTAACTAATTTTATATTATTATATCATGGCAGAAATTGCAAAACAAGAGGGTGAATTTAAAATGCCCAAACCAAAAAAACCTAGAAATCTAGTAAAGGAAAATAACGTTATTAAAGTTGATTTAGCGGCTCCTGTATTAGAGCAAGAGATAACTAAAGTAGTTATACCAAATTTAATACTAGATGAAGATGCCGTTCAAAAGCAAAGCACAACAGAAAGCATGTTACGCACAGAACAACCCGAAGTGGAATTGCGAGAAATGGAGCAAAGAAACGAAGGGTCCTTTGAAGATGTTATTCAAGAAATCACAGACGAAGAAGTAAAAGTAGAAGCTAAAGTTATTGAAGAAGCTGTTGAGAAACATATTCAAGAACAGATTATTACTGGAAAACCATTACCTGAAAACATCGAAAAATTGGTTACCTTTATGGAGGAGACTGGTGGAACTGTTGAAGATTATGTTAGACTAAGTACTGATTATGCTTCAGTAAACAAAGAGGCTTTAATAAAAGAATATTATAAAAAATCACGACCACATTTAGATCTTGAAGAGATTGAATTCTTAATGGAAGATAAATTTAGTTATGATGAAGACGAAGATGATGAGCGAGACATCAAAAAGAAAAAACTCGCGTTTAAAGAGGAGGTTGCAAAAGCAAGAAATTTCTTAGAGGATCTTAAAGACAAATACTACGACGAAATCAAGTTGAGACCCGGCGTAACTAAAGACCAACAAGAAGCTTCTGACTTTTTTAACCGATACAAGGAGAACGAAGACAAGTCTAAAACGCGACACGAACGTTTCAAACAGGACACTAAAAGTTTATTTAACAACGATTTCAAAGGTTTTGAATATAATGTTGGGGATAAAAGATTTAGATACACTGTACAAAACAACGACCAAATCGCTGAGAACCAGTCAGATATTAACAATTTCATCGGGAAGTTCCTAGATAAAGAAGGAAATGTTAATGACACAAAAAGTTATCACAAGGCTTTGTATACCGCTATGAATTCTGATAAGATTGCGCAACACTTTTACGAACAAGGAAAAGCTGATGCAATTAAGGAAGTAGTATCTAACTCAAAAAACCCTGGAGCTGCTCAACCAAGACAAACGTCTGGAGAGGTTTTCATCAATGGTTTGAAGGTTAAATCTATTAGTGGTTTTGATTCTTCTAAATTAAGAATACAAACAAAAAAATTTAACAATTAAAATTAAAAATTTATGTCAAATGTGACTCCACAATTTGGGACAATTAAACCGTCTCAAAAACAACAAGCGTTAGAAACAAATTACTTAAACTTCGCAGACGGGAGTGGTAATGATTTTGCTCAACAATATTTACCTGAAATCTACGAAGCTGAAGTAGAACGTTACGGGAACAGAACTCTTTCTGGATTCTTGCGTATGGTTGGGGCTGAAATGCCAATGTCTTCTGATCAAGTTATTTGGTCTGAACAAAACAGATTACACATTGCTTACAAAGATGTAACTTGTGCTACTGCTACTACTTTAACTTTCACTACTGGTGGATCAGGCGCTAACTATGTTGCTAACGTTGTTTCTCCGGGACAAACTTTAGTAGTTATGAACCCTGTTACAGGCGCTGAACTTAAAGTTCTTGTTACTGCTTCCGTTACAGTATCTACTACTGCTACAATCACAGTTGCTACTTATACTCAAGCTAGTTTAACTTCAGGGGCTGTAAATCTTACTGGAGCAACAACTCTTAAGATCTTTGTTTACGGTTCTGAATTCAAAAAAGGAACTACTGATGCGTCTATTAACGCTGTAACACCTTCATTCACTCAATACAATAACTCTCCTATCATTATCAAAGAAAGATACCAAATCTCTGGATCTGATACTGCACAAATTGGATGGGTTGAAGTTGCTACTGAAGATGGAACTGGTGGATTCTTATGGTATTTAAAAGCTGAATCTGAAACAAGATTGCGTTTTGAAGATTATTTAGAAATGTCTGTGATTGAAGGTGAATTAGCTGCTGCTTCTTCTGGAGTTGCTAATATTGCCGCTACTGGAGACGGAGCTGTTTATAAAGGAACTCAAGGTCTTTTTGCTGCTATCAAAGAAAGAGGTAATATCGTAAACAACTTTACTGCTGCTAGTGGTTTAAGTGATTTTGATTCAATCTTGAAAAACTTAGATACTCAAGGAGCTATTGAAGAAAACATGTTCTTCTTGAACAGAGCTACTTCTCTTGACTTTGATGATATGTTAGCTTCTTTATCTTCTGGTGCTGCCGGAGGTGTTGCTTACGGTTTATTCGAAAACTCTGAGCAAATGGCTTTAAACTTAGGTTTCTCTGGATTTAGAAGAGGATCTTACGATTTCTACAAAACTGATTGGAAATATTTGAATGACGCATCTACTCGTGGAGGTGTTGCTAATACTTCAATTGACGGTGTATTAATTCCTGCTGGAACATCTACTGTATACGATCAACAATTAGGAACTAACATCCGTAGACCTTTCTTACACGTTCGTTATAGAGCTAACCAAGCTGATGACAGAAGAATGAAATCTTGGATCACTGGATCTGTTGGGGGTGCTTACACTTCTGATCTTGATGCAATGCAAGTACACTTCTTGTCTGAAAGATGTTTAGTTACACAAGCTGCTAACAACTTCGTATTGTTTACTGCATCAGTGTAAAAATATGGTAATATTACCCTCGTTGAAACTACGGGGGTAATTTTTACCTTTTAAAAATTTATTAAATTATATTATATTATGGCGACAACGCAAAAACCAAAGATTAAAGAAGTAGAGTACGTAGAAACAAACAATGTTGAAGTACTAGATTATATTGAAACGGTTGAAAAACCAAAAACTATTGAGGTTAAACCTCCAAAGAATAACTGGGAAATAAAAGATAGAACGTATTTAATTGCGGACAGTCATGCATCGTTAACATATACTTTGCAAGGTAAACACACTCTTAGATACCCATTGTTATGGTTTGATAAAGTAACGGGCGACCAAGAAGAAATAAGATATGCTACAAATCAAAACTCTCCTTTAGTTAAAGATCAAAAAGGGCAGGCTACATTAGGGCATATTATATTTGAAAATGGAACTTTATTTGTTCCAAAAGAAAAACAAAATTTACAAAAATTATTATCTATATACCACCCAGGTTTAAATATTAAATATACGGAATTCAATGCGATTGAAGAGGCTGAAGATGATTTAGATTATTTAGAATTAGAAGTTGAGGCAATGAATGCTGCTTTTGACATGGACATTGATATTGCAGAAGCAATTGTAAGAGTAGAAGTTGGTTCTAGAGTCACTAAGATGAGTTCTAAGGAGATAAAAAGAGATTTGCTATTATTAGCTAGAAGAAATCCTTCTTTGTTCTTAGAATTGGCTAATGACGATAATGTTCCGCTTAGAAATTTAGCTATTAGAGCTACTGAGGCGGGAATAATTAAACTATCCCAAGATCAAAGAACATTCCATTGGGGAGAGAATGATAGAAAATTAATGACAGTGCCATTTGATGAGAATCCTTATTCTGCAATGGCTGCATTCTTTAAGACAGATGAAGGTATACAAATTTTCAAGTCTATAGAGAAAAAATTAAAATAATACGTAATAATAATAATTAGGCGGTTATTGTACTTAAACCTGCAATAACTGCCTAAATATTATAATAAAGATAACAGATGGCAGTAAATGTAGATTCAGTATATAAAACGGTCTTATTAATACTCAATAAAGAGCAGAGGGGATATATTACGCCTGAAGAATTTAATAAGATAGGTAGTCAAGTCCAACAAGAAATATTTGAAACATATTTTGAGGATTTAAACCAACAACTTAGAGTTCCTCAAACTGATGCAGAATATGCTAACAGGCAAAAGAATATAGATAATAATATAGCTATATTTAAAACTTTTGGTAATTGTACTTATACAACTCCTATTGGCGCTCCAGCTTATTACGCTCCACCGACTAATACACACCGTATTGGGACAGTTATATACAAAGACGAAATTGAGATAGAGAGAGTTCAAAAAAACGATCTGTTATACTTAAATTTATCTACATTAACAAAACCTACTACAACATTTCCAATTTACTTATACGAGAATTCAACTGCTGGCGTACTAGGCACCCCAAATTCAGTACCTAAAATATACGTATCTCCTAAAACAATAACTGGAGTAAATGATATATCTTGCAGTTATATTAGAAAACCAAATGATATAGTCTGGGGTTATAAAGGCTTATCTACGACTCCTAACGCTGGAGTACCTTGGACTACCGGTCCTTATATATATGACCCGACTGCTTCTATGGATTTTGAATTAAGTCCTACAGAAAAAACAAATATTATAATAAGAGTACTTGGTTATGCAGGTGTTATAATCCGTGATCCTGAAATTGTACAAGCAGCATCTCAAAAAGCACAATCAGAAGAAGTTAATTCAAAAAGCTAATAAGACATGCCGATACCAAATGACGGTTTAATAACCGAAACAAACAGACAATATTACGAAGGAGCACAAGGGTTTATAGGAAACTCAGCGCAGCTTTCATTTGTAACAACATTTAATACTAATTTAATATTTGGTGGCCCAAATGCTTGGGACCCTACTGATACTGACTATGCTTTAAATAATTTTAAATTATACTATAGCGATAACGGTATTCCCGGTAGTTTTAATGAGGTTGATACCGATTATCAGGTTGTTGGTAATACTATTATATTGCCTTCAGCTATTAATACTGGAGCTTATATAGTAGTACAATTAAAGATATTAGATGGAGGTAATTATGGCAATCAAGATGCTTACGGTAACACTGTGGAGCAGAACTACGGAGGATATTCTTATATTGCTTTAAATGATGTTATAAACAACTTTATGAGTGCTTACGTGGGCCCAGAGAAGTTAATACCTTCTGTTAAAAGGACTGATGTAATATTTCATGCTAAAAGAAGTATGCAAGAATTTAGCTATGATACTTTAAAAAGCGTTAAGTCTCAAGAACTAAATATCCCGCCTAGCCTAAGCATCGTTATACCTCAAGATTATGTTAATTATGTTCGTATGTCATGGATAGACCATTCAGGCGTTAAACATATAATATATCCTACAAATAATCTAACTATAAGTCCTTACGAAAATCCTATTCAAGATTCTAGAGGCGTACCTATTCAAGACAACTTTAACTCGAACATTGAAGGAGAATCTCTAACAGAGAAAAGATGGAAAGAAAATTCATCAGATCAGCTTACATTTGATATTAACAATTTCGTTGGAGATTGGTATAATGGAGATATGTGGGTTCAAAGCGCTTGGTATGGCAGAAGATATGGAATGGATCCTCAATATGCTAATATTAATGGTTACTTTACAATAAATGATAGAGAAGGTAAAATATCTTTTAGTAGTGACCTTGTTGGCAAACTAATAGTATTAGAATATGTTTCTGACGGTCTTGCTTATGATTTAGACTCTAGAGTACCTAAAATGGCAGAAGAGGCAATGTACGCTTATATCTTACATGGTATTATTGCATCAAGATCAAACCAACCAGAATATTTAGTACAAAGACTTAAACAAGAAAGAACTGCTAAATTAAGAAACACAAAGATAAGATTATCTAATATCAAATTAGAGGAAATCACTCAAGTATTAAGAGGTCAATCTAAATGGATTAAACACTAAAATTAAATGGCTGAAGTTAAAAATAATTTTCTAGGAGCAAAAATGAATAAGGATGTAGATCCTAGAATAATTCCCCCAGGAGAGTATAGAAATGCTGTAAATTTACAAATAAATAAATCTGAGGGTTCTAATGTTGGTGATTTACAAACTTCATTAGGGAATGAATTATTTGTTGATTTTAGAGACTTGACAGGATATGCAAATATTCAGTGCATTGGTTCTTATGCAGATGAAAAAAGTAATACAATTATATTTTTTCTAACTGATTATAACCAGCCCGCTGGAGACTACAAATATGAAGAGAATGCGCATAACTTTATATATTTATATAATGATGCAAATGGCCAATTAAGTAAGTTGGTAGAAGGGGCTTTCCTTAATTTTTCAATATCAAACCCTGTAATAGGTGTTAACTTATTAGAAGAATTATTATTTTGGACAGACAATAGAAATCAGCCTAGGAAGATTAATGTAGTTACCGCGCAACAACAACCTGGTTATTATACAACAGAAGAACAAATATCAGTTGCTAAAATTAGCCCTTATGTTCCAATTGAACTATATAAGATTAGTACAGAGGCTCCGGTTACAATTCCCCCAACATACGAAACAACTATGTACGATGTTACGTCTAAATTCTTACCCGACGGAGGCGAAGTAAAAACCGCAACAATTACTGCAGCAGACACAGAGGTTATTATATATTCTGTTTCAGACCCTGAAGAGCCTTATTTGACACCAAAACCTGGTCAATTAGTTACAGGAATCGGAATCGTTGGTAATCCATTTGTGGTCAGCTTCGAAGAAAGTCTTGTTGATCCATATTACGGCACTCTTACATTAAATACTGCCCAAACAATAGCGGCTAACACTATTCTTCAAATAAACGCAAATCCTTATTATGACGCTGATTTTATAGGAGACCCTAATTATTTACAAGATAAATTTGTTAGGTTTAGTTATAGATTTAAGTTTGATGATGGTGAATATTCTATATTTGCACCATTTACTCAAGTTACTTTTATACCAATGCAAGATGGCTATTTCAAAAGATCTCTGTTCAATGGGGTAGTTCCTATTCCAACAATGAAAAGAACAGACACGGCTCAAGGAGCAGTTGGTGTTTCTGCTGGATCTAATATTAAATTTGAAGATAATTTAACAGTGCCTTTGCCGGGCCAGTTAATTACAGGTCTTTATATTGCCGCAGAAACTTATGTAGTTGAATGGAGTCCACCTTATTTATTAATGAGTAAAGAGGCGATTGCTGGGCTTATACCAAATAGAACTGATTATACGTTTACAACTATACCGCCATCTTGGCAAGAAGATGACCAAGAAGCTACATATAAAAGCACTGTAGTAGACTTTATGCAGAATAAAGTAAATAAAATACTGCTAAGAATTACATTACCATGCGATGGAGTCGATCTATTATCTACCTATAAAATTACTAGTTTAGATATTCTTTATAAACAATCAGATGGGCTTTCTGTATCTGTAGTAGATTCTATCCCTGTAGAATTAATAGCTTCTGCATCGCCTAGTTCTAATATATATGAATATAGTTATGACTCAAAAAAGCCATTTAAAACATTACCAGAAAAAGATTTAGTAAGGGTATATGATAAAACTCCAATTAGAGCTTTAGCACAGGAAATAATAAGTAATAGAATTGTATACGGTAACTATCAAGATAAGGCTACATATCCTAAATATTTAGACTATAATGTTAAGTATTCACAAAAGTCTGCTTTTAATCCTTCTCCATTACTTGGGGAATATAGAACTAGTATTATAGAATATCCTAATCATAGTTTAAAACAAAATAGAACATATCAAGTAGGTATTATATTACAAGACTTCTTCGGAAGACAATCCGGGGTTATTCAATCAAATTCCACAACAGGAGCTACTTACGGGGATAGTACGTTATTTAAAGCATCGTCATTATTTGTACCTTATAAAACATTAGCAGACGAAGCAGAATTTGAAGGTAATGCTTTATTCTTTCCTGGCTATTCATTAAAAATACTTTTCAATAATATAATACCTAATGACCCACCTGATCTTACTACCGGCTGGCCTGGTTTATATAATGGAACTAAAACATCTCCTGATTATAATCCATTAGGTTGGTATTCATATAAGATTGTTGTAAAACAAGTTGAGCAAGATTATTATAACGTATATTTACCTGGTGTATTAGCTGGTTATCCTGTAGAGCCTTTTCAAAAAGAATCGGCAGCTCTGCCTGGCGAACCTGGACAACTTGCTTATGGAAAAACATCTCATATAGTTCTTTTCAATGACAATATAAATAAAGTACCTAGAGACTTGCAAGAAGTAGGACCGGTACAACTACAATTTAGAAGTAGTGTAAAATTATATGGTAGAGTAGAAAATAATATATTATGGAGTGAGACGCCAGGGGTTGGTCTATCGGTCTCTTCTAACGCACAATATTGGCCGGGTAGTACTTTTCTATTCGCAAATACAATCGCTACGACTGAGTCCTTGTTTGGCGTTACAGCAACTACACCAACGTATCCATTTGAAGCTTTATACCAAGTGAATTCTAATCCTTTAGTAGCCAGGTTATCAACGCCTGCTTTATACGGAGTTCAGACGCAAAGTGCTCCAACAGCATCTACCACGGCAAGTGATGTAATTTCATTAGCGGTATTAGAAACGCAAGCGGATCAATCTTTATTAGATATATATTGGGAAACATCTACTGTTGGTTTAATAAGCGAATTAAATGTAGCTATATTAACTGGGTCAGAAGGAGCAACGCAAATCGCAGGGTTTAATTTTGATTTAACAGAAGCGGATGCCATTGGTACGGTTTGTTCTGGTAGGTTTGCTTTTTTAGATGTTGAGGGTATTGAAATACCTCTTATAACAGTAAATAATTTTTTAGTAACAAATTTATTAAATACACCTAGAACAAGTGATTTTGATCTTGTTAAAATAGATAAAGATTCTACACTTGATCCTAATTTTCCAATAGGATTACCTTATGATACTTTTTATTTAAAGACTACAACTTATTTTTATTATGGCCCTAACGCGGCTTTTAATGAATCCTATAGATTTAGATTTACAACTACGCCCCCAAGTGGAGTTAGTACTAATGTTACAGTAGCAGGTGGATTAACTAATATAGCACCCACAATAACAAATACACTGCCAGAAGATGAATATATTACATTAACTCAGTTTGTTTATCAATTCCTTGGTATTAATGGGTCTAATATATTAGGGCCAGCAGAGAGCTTAGATCAATTGTGGTCTATTATAAGTCAGAAAGATTCAAACGGAGACAATGTTAATATGTTCTTCGTAACAAATAGTATAAATAATATTTCAAATAAGCGCGGGCAGGTATATTTTATAAATCCTGTAATACCAGGCGGAGAATTTTATTATACAGTTATATTAAGGTTAACAGACGCGGGCGGGATGTCAACTCAATGTACAATGTATATTACAAATGTCGTACCAGAATAATTAAAATGTAACACATGGCTGCAGAAATAGAGATTAAATATTTTAACACTTTTATACTAAAAAATACCCTAGACACTGTAGCTTACAATGCTCAGTCCGTTTGGAATGGTTCATTTGGTATTCCAGAAGTCATTGGTGGTTATCCAAGAAATGCCGCAATACAAACTCCTGACCCAAACAGAAACAATTGGTTTATAGAAGAGGCTCGCATTAGAGGCGGGTATAATAATACAATAGTAAACCTTGGTGTAAGAGCATATAT